TCCTTATAAACACAGGATCCGGATGAATTCGTACATTGGTAGTAACATCATTAGGGTGTAGATAATATGGTATATACGGATCGGTTGGCTTTCCTGTTTGTTTAGTTATCGTGTAGGTTCTGCCACCATCATAAGTCAACTTTATAGAAGTCAAGTCATTTAGAGCACCAGAATCAAAAACAAGTTTATAAATTTCGGTTTGGTTTGTTAGAGCTGTTTCACCGGTAAACGTCACATTATCTGTTGTAGTCCATCCTAAAACTGTCATGAGCGTACTTTCCTCAACTCCACTTGCGTATGATGTGGTTTTATCTGTATTATCTGGACCTGAACTTGCTGTAATTCCATTCAATGTGATTGAAGTAATGTTTGAAACACCTATTATAGCTTTTGGTATTATTGATATAGTACCGGTTGGTTCTACGACTATACCGTACGGATAAGTAGCATTCGTATCATTAATGCTAGTTTTATCTGTAATTTTTACCCTGAGTGTAACTGTGCTTCCTCCGCCTGTGTATTGAAAATTTGTTGTTTGTGATATTGTTTTGTCAATTGATGCTGGTGTTACTTGTACGGTGCTCAATTGAGTTCCAAGCAGAAAAAGTCGAGCTTGTTGTGGAAGTACAAATTCATTTAATTTTATACTACCATAAGTGAAGTCCAATGTTATATTTTCGCCATCGGATAGCTCATCATATTCGCTATTTGTCATTGGATTATTTCCATTTATTTTCAAAGTTACTCCGGAATTTTGTTGATCTGATCCGCCACTGCTTCCGCTTCCGCCACTGCTTCCGCTGTCAGTTGGGCCTAAATCATCGCCAATTACTTCGAACGCTTTGTTTTTTATTTCTTCATTCTTCGTGAGTCCCCAGGAACGTGTATATTTAGAATCGTTTGGTTGGCCGAATATTATTTTATAGAGCCTGTCCATATATATATTATCTCCAATATTTATTTTCTTAATATGATACGTTGAGTCTTCCAATTGACTTTTGTGACTTTCGTAGTATGTATTCGATTCTCCTGGATATCCTACAAATTGTCCAAATGGAACGTTATCATCGCCAAGCTTTACATTACTTGATTCATTAATACTGTACAATATAAAATCACTAGTATCATTACTCGTGTCTATATCTTTATCTATATCATTGAAAGTTAGTCCTTTCCATATTCCCGACTGGGTAGGTCGAAAATATTGAACCAAATTACTTTGCGAAATATTACTCGAAGTTCCTACACCGGGAGAATATGCCTGAACTGACTCTGTTTTGACCATATTGGTTGTATTTAGTCCGTATTGTGTGAATCCTATTACTGGCGCTATTGATGAATTTTCCACGTCAAATTTAATAGGTGTGTCGGATTTTATGACAAATTTTCCAGTTGGATTCATTCTCGTTCCTTCCTTTTCAACGTCTATTGTAGTAATATTTTGATAAACATTTGGTATGGGAAAATGGTATTGGTGATTCTTGAGATGGTCAGAATTTGAACTTTTGTTCCGTTCTGATGGAATTATATTGCATCCGCTATTCAACTGATCAATCAATAGAGTTCTATTTTTATAATCTTTGGTCATACACTCGGTAAAATTTTCGTTCAACGTGTTCATCAGTCCAATATCGTGATAATCCGCTGATTTGACTTTTATAGCTCTAGATTTTACAACGGAATGTTTCAAATCTTCTTTCGTTTTTATGTTACAAACGGAATAATTACAACTAGTCATGTCGAATTTTTTAAAGACGAACGAATCATTAGTTGTGGTACTATCGTTGATGTTTGCAATATTACTGGTTAAATCTCGTTTATAGAAAGCATTTGATAACGAAATATTATCTTCCCATCCAACCGTTCCGCCGTTATAATGTAAATTCATAGAGTTTGTAAAAAGACTAGTAGCAGAATTCGAAGCGGATTCTTTATCGGATCTATTGTTACTCAAGGACTGTACGGCCCATCGACACGTATCTGCTGTTAATTCATAAAAGAGAGATTTATGAAACAATTTCTCATTACTCTCAGTAATATTTGAACCAAGAATCTTACTCTTCACGTTTGATAAGGATTGAAGATAGGCGTTTTGTGCGAAAAGAACGGAATATTCTGCTTTTCCGTCTTCATACTTATCGCTATCATGGACACTATTCCATATTACATTATCAACATTACAAGCACTGTATAAAGCATTGGACAATGCCATCGATGAATTACTACCTTCATCTTTGAAGCTGTAATATTCATTGCTTCCAACATCTGCATAATTATTTATAGATGTAGTATCTAAACCAGTGTCCCACGAAAGTATTTTTGCGTTGTTTTTATCAGAAATATTCGTCATATCATTTACTATTTTTGACAGATTACATCCATTTTCGAATACTATTTGGGATGCGCGCACGTAACACCCAAGAGTCGCATCCGTGTAATCATACGCCGGCAATGAAAACTGAAGCGTATTATTATGATCGTCGACTGAATATTGAGTTCGCGGAATAGAGCCTTCTACTACGTCAACGCTGTATACGTGTTTAAACGGTTCGTCAAAGTTCACGACATAATGATTAGGTTCTTTATGAGCATTCTGATCTCTATTCCCAGAATCTATAAAGATTACCTGACTTTCCTTAATGCTATGATCTTTCAAATACTGTACATCATCTAAAGACATTACTTAAACTATAATTATTAAATTTTAAGTAATGTCGACGGTATGGGACAACACCACTTGGAATACAGCTGATTCACAAGGACAACGAGTAGGTCCTCCTAAAATAGGCAGACCTAAAAAGAAAAAAGAATCGGAATCGCATGAAAAGAGCGAAATAGGTCAGATAGAATCGAAATCTATCGATGGTATGTTAAAGGAAGTAGAGCTTCATGACTGACGTAACTACTTGTCTACATACGAAACATTCGTTAATAGTTTGAGTTTTTAGTAAACATTCTTCGCAAATTGTATGTCCGCAAGGAACTGCTGCAGTATCTATAGGATTTTTGAGACAAATTCCGCACGTATGCATTTGCTTTTCATCTATACGTCGTAGAATTTCTATGTGTCTTTTGGCGTCTGTTCTTCTTTGTTTCAAATCAGGAATATGTTCTTGTATTTTGGACTCTAAGGCTCGCAATGATTCCAGTATGGGACTAACTTCTTCAATCTCTGTATTAGCAAGTGATTGGATAGCGGATGATATATGACATGACTTTTCTGTGTAATGTTGAAACTCCTTGTCAATATCTGCCAAAATAGCACACGCTTTATGAATCGCTTCGGTTCTTTTAGCTAATTCTTCATTTAGTTTGTCCGTGTTGAAGTAATTTTGTTTTACGTAATATTGTTGTTCTTGAGTTATTTCAGCATTGTCATCGTCGTCGTTTATTTCCAAAGGGGAAAATGCCTCTTCTATCAATGCCATTAATAGGGTATAAGGATATATTTTTAAGTTTCCTCGCCTAAAGAACAAAAACCATGTACTTTAAAAAGTCATGAGTGATCCAATTCTCTCAGATTACATCAATCGCACATATCCTGGCGTTGAGAATCCTAAATTAACTGACTTCGACGAGAAAATGGTTGCGACAATAAGAAGAGTAAAAGCTAAATACGCAGAACATGAAAGGTCATTCACAGTGCTGGTTTCTCGTGAAGAGGGCTATAGACTACAAACGAAAACTACCGCGATACTCGCACAACCCGTTGAGAAGACGCAAAATTCTACTCCAGTTGTACAACAACTGACATGTCAGGCTATTAAAATGGACGGTTGTATATGTGGGGCAAAACTGAAAAATGGAAATGAGTATTGTGGTAGACATACCAAAAAAGCTTAACAATTATAATCGACTTTTGACTAATGGAGTCTATGAGACAAGTTTATAATACAGTACTAGAAATGTTAAATGACAGGGGTCACGACATTTCTTTAATTTCTAAATTTGACGAAGAAGATCCATCATTTTCAAGCGCGGGGATTAAAGTGTTTTTTACCGAACCTAAAGTTGGTATAAAATCCGTAAAAGTCATAGAAGAAAGTCTAGAAACGGACCATTTAAAGCATGTCATAATAATTTACGAGACATCTATAACTCCTTCTGCAAAACAATATTTATTAGAAATGTCTAAAACATTTGATATAGAAATATTCAGATATTCTCAGCTAATGTTCAATGTTACGAAACACTGTTTAGTTCCCAAACACGAAATAATGGACAATACGTTTAAAAAATCATTTTGTCAAGAACATTTGATATCTGAAAAAAACCTTCCACGCATTTTGCATACAGATCCAGTTGCGCGCTATTATAATATGAAAAAAGGACAAATGGTAAAAATAACAAGACCCAGTGAAACTGCTGGGACTTTTGTTACTTACAGGATTTGTGTTTAAGTCGGAAACTTACTTCGTAAGTTTCCTTCCGTGCCTAAAGAGCTCGAATTCCTTAACTTATAACAAACAAAATGCAATCTGCTCGTTCCACATCCAAACAAATGTTTGTCGACCATCTCGGTGAGAAAACGGGAAAGAACATGGAAATAGCAATTTTCAATTGGGCTGTGAAGTCCTGCAAAAAAGAAGATCTTGTTTGGAAAACTAAAAACACAGGTGAAGCTGTTATTAAAAAAAATGGTACCATTGAATTTGGAAACTCATGGAAAGCTCCAGGATTTCGATTTCTTTATACTATGAAAGTCAGATCCATCAATGCGAATTTGCGAAAGTATCCACATTTCAAGGAAATGATATTATCGCAAAAGCTGCATCCTAAAGGAGTACCTACTATGAAACCATTTGAAATTGACAACACGCTATGGCAGCCCATATTTGACAAAAACGCGGCTAAAGAGCTTGCGAAGGCGAGATGGGAAGAAGAGGAACAAGGGACTTCTGGTCTGTACGTGTGCAAGAAATGTAAGTCTGATAAGACAGCACATGTGAGCGTCCAAACAAGGAGTGCTGACGAGCCTATGACAGTGTATATTACCTGTAAACTTTGTAAAAATAATTGGAAAGAATAAAGTTCACAAATCTAAAGAACACAATTATTTTGTAAATATGGAATCTCTTCTAACACGATTCACTCATTGTTCTATTGATCAAGATCTTCAAGAAATAAGTAATTTATTTAGTGGAGTCAAATTAAACGATAAGCCAAAATTATACAATTATCTAACAGAAGATTTTGAACATCTAGCGCAAGAATACCACGATATGATGAACTCATTGGATCAAAATCAGTTTCACATGGTTTTTGATCCCAAACCGGATGTTGATATCTTTTCAGATCCAGAATCAAATGCCGAATTAGTAGATTATCTCAATAAAGACAGGAAAGGTTACACCATGTTATGTGACTTAATTCGAGAAAATTTCCCACAATATGTCATATTGGATACATGTATTGTTGAATCAATTGTTGATTATTATATAGAATGTATTCAAATATTTTAAAGTATAAATATATTACAAATCTAATGGATAAGTTACGGGTTAGAGTAGATAAAATCGATTCTAAAATTCTGACCTTACTGAATAAACGCGCAAAGACGGTGTGTAGAATCGCAAGAACCAAAAAGAATTCAAATTATAAAGACGCCAAAAGAGAAAACCAAATCAAAATACGACTTATCGAAATGAACCCGGGTCCATTGGAATCAAAACATATTTCATATATTTATGATGAAATATTCGACGCAATGGTAGATATTCAAGAAGTAGAGCCATTGATTTAACAAAATAAAGTTGTTGTTTTGTAAACATGCCCGTCGTAGCGTGGACATCTCAACTTACTGGATTTTCAAGCCATGGTCAAGAACTCAGCGAAACCACAGCTCAAGCATGGGTCGATTATTGCAATAAAGAATATCCGTATATAGTTCACAAAACTCAATAAACTTTTTTTTATTTTTGTTCAGATAAAACTATTAAATGTAAGCAAATGCCTTCCGCCAGCGTGAAAATAACTCGCGCAATGCATTTACTTAACTATGCTTACTTCAATTCATTAAAAAGAGCAGGATTCAAAGAAAAGGTTATTCCAAAAGTTTTAGCTAAAATGAGACAAACTAGAAGACCAAGAAATGATTTCAGAAAAGATACGGGGATCTTGAAGAAGAAGAAGAAACTTACGAAGTAAGGAAACTTTTTACTTCGCAGTCTTGAAATAATTATTCAACGCTTTAATTGTCACACTCTTACTGTGACTGTTTGCCATCTTTTGAGCGAATTTACCATATCCTAATTGAATCAACAGTTCAACACAAAATGCGAACATTATTATGATAAACGAGTCTTTATCGATTGTGAAAGGGCCTATGTCTACTTTTTCGTCGCTCTTTTCTCCCATAAGATTCATCATTATGTACCCCAAATATCCTAAACCTGCAAAAATCAGAGTAGATAAGAACGGACCAGTTGGAACATTGCTTACGAGATCTTTAGTTCCTAATAACGGAAGCTTGGCAAAAATAAAGGGAATAAGTCCAAACAAAATGGGATATACGAGAGGCGAGCTAAAGATTGTATCTTTAAGCAATGGAGTAGAGTTCATGACCACTTGCACAATTATAGCGAGAGTTATCAATAACGCGGTTCTTAACCCAAGGATCATCATTTCTATATGTAGAGAAAATATTTGAACTAAATAATGAGAAGTGTGAACGTGGTTGTGGCGACTTTTATAATTGCTGAAATATTCAAGCCGCCGAGAGGACCTTCTGGTGGTATTCTTGTACCTGACATACTATATCAGATTTCTTAATTTTTTTATTTATTAATATTAATGACAGTTTCTCCTAAGATTTCCACACAATCGTTGACCGCTCTATTGAAACGCGTTGAAGATAAATTAGGTCCACTCGAGCCAGAAACATTAAGCACAACAACTGCTATAGTAATGTCTGAAATTCGTTCTTTAACTGAACTCAATAATACGGAACGCAAAGATCTTGTATTACATATTATTCAAACTCTTGCTGATAAACTTGATGAATCAAAAAAAGAATCAGTTAAACAATTAGTATCAACAGTTGTACCTCGCACAATAGACACTTTAATAGATATTACTAAAGGAAAGATTCGTATAAATAAAATGACAAAAACTCAATCGTTGGTTGCAGGATTTTGGAACAGACTGAAGTACTTAATGTCGTGCGGATGTTGTACATGTAGATTTCCTTACACGTGTGAAAAAGTCGAATAATAAGCACTATAATTGATAGGATACTTTTTACCTTTATATGTACTACATGTTCTATGAGAACATCTACAAAAACATTTTTGACGAATACATTTATCTGGTGAAATGACAAAATATACACAATTAGATCTATGATTGTCTTGTATATTCTGGCAATAATGGGAATTTGATACAAGGATCGTGTATTTTCCCAACTTTGTAACCCTTGTGATTTTCGCGTTTTGATAATAAGGTTGTAGTTCAGTTCCTTCAAGAATTTTCTGTAAATATCCTTGTTTGGAGATCACACAAGAGGCTTCAGCTTTGGAAAAGGTAGCGTATTCTGAAACTGAAACACAGCACTCTTTGAATAACTGATTCGTAAGTTTAGTGCAATGAATAAATTCACCACTTTTTGTGAATCCTATTGGCATGTATGATCTGTTTTCATTGGGTTTTAATGACCCCGGCATTCGCAAAGAATGGCCTTTGTATACTCCAGTGTCAGGTTTTGGCGTTTCCAAAATATTAGCAAGTTTTGTTGCTTGATCGACGTTAACTCTCCACTCTGGAAAAATAACATGAAAACCTTTATTTTTTGTACATTTTAGAACTATAAAATCTCTTTTGTATTTATCTATAAGAGTTTCTATTAGCGCATTAGTATTTGAATAATTATCAATATCTAAAAAAAAGATAAAAATTCCTCCAAATCGCTCGACAATGTATAAATCATTCGCTGATTCTAAGTAAAGTTGTACAAACATACTGTTCATATTTATCGGAACGTGAAGCTTGCCTCCTGTCATTATCAGATGAGTAGCTTTAGAAAGGTCTGTAGTCCTGAATTGATCCAGGCTTGCTAAAAATATAAGGATTGAACAGCTTAAGTGAGTTATGAGTGAAGTTGAGTATCTAAAACTCAAGGTTCAACTTTTAGAAGAACAAGTAGAGTTTTATAAAAATGAACTTGGTAAATATGATAGTTACGTCAAACTAGCATTGAATAAAGCATCGGCTCCGTCTAGTTCAAACAAAAAGGTTGGAGAACCTGTACTAGAAAACATGATATCGTTAAGCGAAAGCATGGAGAAGAATTTAAAAAAAATGAACGATGAGAAAATAAAAGAAACGTTTGAAATAGTTTCGAAAACAAATGCTTCTATCATAGATTGTCTAAAACTTATGGTTGAGGGAGCCACCATTATATATGTTAAACGGAACTCTATTATCAAATACAGAGAAAGTGACAAAATAGTTACTACAACTATGACCGAGTTTTCTCAATTAATATGCGATGTATTACACAAAAAATGCGCACCTGTTATTAGAAAACTTAATGAGAATGTGTTAGATGATGAAAACGAACATCAACTCGATATCAACAGATGTAAAAATCTTCGCATACTCATGGATAGAAAACTTCAATTAGACATGACCGAACGTTTAATTAAAATTATAATATAGTGACAATATTTAAAGAAATAGACATACATTAAATACACTGTCGCCCATGGAATCATTAGTGGACAAATGGATAGAATATGACGACTCTATTAAAGAGCTGACTAAACAATTAAAAGAGATGAAACAATCAAAGGAAGACTTGAGTCAAGCGATTGTAAATGAGATGATTCGTACGAAAACTGATACTGTTAGCATATCGTCTGGTGGCCGACTTGTAAATAAAACGGTTGCATCCAAATCTTCAATAAATCAAGAATATATTGAAGAGACTTTGACAGAATTCTTCAAACTTCCACACACCCACGATGCTAAGAAATTAGCATGTGAAACTACAGAAGAGCTTATGAATAAAAGAGAAGTTGTAGAAAAGCAAATGTTACGTCGAGTTAAGAATTGAATGGAATGTTTGCATCCATTGTCGTTTCTTCATATTGTTGCATGCTTAAATGAGTTGCAGCAAATACAACTACCCCAGCCAATATGGAAATCTTGGCATTGAAGGTATAATCTAAAGTTTCTTTGAGAGATCTCTTATAAAGAGAAATGGAAAACCAAGTTATTACTATTGCTAGTAGAGAATATATGTATTTGTTATCGATCGTTGTCATTGAAATTGCTTAAATTTAATTTAAGCCGTACAAACTCATTTTTTTTTGGATTTTTGTTTCTTTTCAGTGCTTTTGCTCATCTCTTCTTCAACATCTCTAATATTTTTTGACAACCAGTCTAAAACTTTATTTTCGATCGCCCATTTGAAAAAGTTAAGCTGAGCAACAGTCGTTTCAAGCTTTTTATTTTCACAATGCGAGCATGAAATGTGAATTCGGTCGTGGCGTCTAAAAGGATCAAATTGTAATTTGGAATATGCTTTTAATTGCCCTCTGTATTTTGTATGTAAATTGAATAACTGCCTTTTTCCAGAATGTTCGACAAAATACACGACATGATGATGTTTGCTATAATTAGTGCATAGATAATCAATCAATCGTAGTGATAAGGGAGACTCTTTACTTAACAATGAGAAAAGTGTCTTCATATTTGTAGGATGTTTTAAATAGAAATTTTCAAGATTTTTTAACATTAAATCTTGCTTTCTTTCTATTAAATTATTCATTATTAATTAATGGAAAATTCCCGCAATTCTTTAAATTTTGCTGAATTTAGAAATTCTCTAAATTCACAAATCAAAAATCATGATACTTCTGCGAAAGAAAAATCTCAAAGAATGAATAGTACTTATACGAAACGTTTCAAAGAAAGTAAGAAAATAACGTTTTCTAAAATATTGAGTCAAATGCAAGACAGCTTTGAAAAGATCTTGAATAGAGGAGAGACTTTCGATAAAGAAGATTTGTTAGGATTTGGTAGCATACTTGTTATGATTTCCATAATATTTATTCTAATAACACTCCTTAATTATATTGCTTAGAACTACATAAGATCAATGGTTGCTTTTCGAAGTAAAATAAAGGCTAAAGCCAAACATAGTCCTTGAATAACAGTCTTCAAAATCCCACCTGTATCTGTAAAGATTGTTGGAAGAGCATTCTTTAGTACATTTTGTATTGGATCCGATTGGATTATTACCTGAGATGCTATTAAACAAATAATTTCATGTTGTAATGCTTTATCCATTAACGGTTTTTGTGCTTTTTTTACAGGAGGTCCATTATTAGGTACATCAAATTGATGTCTTATATCAGGACCATGAGGATCTCGAGACATCTGTGGAAGTGGTGGACCCATTTGATCTTGATATGTAGACATCTGCGGAAGCTGCGGTTCCATATGACCACCATGTTGTTGATCTTGAGAATTCATATTTTGGAGAACGTCTGAATAATTCATGGGCTTATCATTGGCGAGTTGGTCAAGTGGAGTTTCCATTTATATAAAATATGGAATTAAGTTAAGAATAAAACGCCATGTTTTATATATGTCTGCCATTTGGTGCTTTAATTGTTGTCATCCTTTTGAAAATGAACCAGTGTATCTTCCTACTAAGAAATTAAGCAATGGAGACTGGAATGTCACCGATAACTTTTGTTCCTGGGAATGTGCAAAGACATATAACAGAGATTACAAACACGATATGGACAAACAATCGAGATATGGTTTACTTTATTCAATGTACACAGCTTTAACTGGAAAAACAGATAAGATTTCGTTTGCGCCACCAAGAGAATGCCTTTCAGTATTTGGAGGAACAATGTCTATTGAAGAATTCCGTTCAAGCTTTAGAAAAAGGAATTGCATAAAAACCAACAAACCGGTGGTCATAAGTGATCCAATTATTGAAGTTAATAATTTCCATTGGACGTCAACTGAAGATGCTCGTAATAACTTCGACAAATTTCAACCCAAGGAAGTCAAAGATGAACAGTTGAAATTATCACGAAAATCTTCGAAAAAAACAAATCAAAACACTCTAGAACAAACTATGGGAATCATGAAAATTTCCTGAAGAAAATATCATATATTGCTATAAAAATTAATAAAAATGCGCTTAATTTTACCAAATCTATCTGTGATCCAATATTTGAAAAGAATTCTACTGAATTTGTTGTTGTAGTGAATGCAGCTTTTAGCGTTTGTTCAATTATCTGTGATTGATATTCAGAACTATATTTTGACAATATGTTTACAAGCCACGGATCAGATATTTCAAATTTTACTGAAGACTGTGTAATTGAAGTTTCCGGTACAGAATTAAGTATGGTTCTAGATTCTGACAACATTTCTTCTTGATTTTTCAACGGGACCGGTTCCTTTTCTACAACAATTTGATTATTTTTTTTAAGATACTCCTTTTGAAACTCTGGCTCTTCGTATTTATTCTTGTGCTTTTTCTTCTCAGATCTAGGTTCGTGACTCCATACTTCGTATAAAGGAGCATAGTTTAATGAGCTCATTAACTAATGAGAGAAAAAATGTTCATATGACCTAAATATCAATTGTCTGTTCTTTTGTTGCAACTATAGTAGGCTTCCTTCCTCTTCTTCTTGTACCTCCTTCTGTTTGAAATGAAACGTTTTTCGTTTCTGACGTTGCAACCACAGATGGTTCATCAGAATCATCATCTGATGATTCTATCGATGGAGCTTTAGGTCGTCTCTTTCCTGGTTGAGGCCTTGGAAGTAGTCCACCTTCATCATTTCCAACGGATCCAAACATCGATCCAAAATTTGAAAGATCAACAGAAGGTCCTTTCATATCCATCGGCCCTTTATCATCCGTTGATTCTCTATTCATCGAATTAAATGCATTATTTACTGCGTCTTGCATTCCATCAGAACCTCCAAATTGGTTTGTGTTCTTAAACATTGTGCCTGTTATATGAAACATCAGTGCACTACTTCCAAGTGCCAACATTAAATCTAATTCTGGTGGTGTATTGACTCGTCCAGAATATTTTTCTGTCAATCTTTCCAAAATACTATCAAATTCTCCATCGTTAACAGAAGTCATTACATTTTCTGACCATCCGTCTAGTTCCATTCCTACAGGATCGTAACGTTTATTTAAAAACTCTGTACCACTTACAAAAGCCACTAACAATCGTTTAGAAAATTTGATATTTGCATTCATTTCAGAATCTTTTTTAAGCTTCAAAAGTTCCATTCGCATTTCGCGAATATCTGAAAACATTGTAAACTTTTTGCTTGTTTTTATACCTTTTCCTTCTAATCTATGAAATCTGTATAGAATATCTGTCTTTTCATCTTCAATTGTTTTAAATCCATGTGATGGCACAGGGTCTTCATCATCAGGCTCATCTTGCCCGTATCCAGCTATAGAATCTTCTACTTCATCTGGAACTTCTGATTCGTCGTCGTCTTCCTCTTCCTCTTCCCTTATCTGACGTTGTCTTATTTTTTTATCTTGGTTGGCAAAATTTTCGAAAGTGGTGTCGTGAAAAGGCATAGGCTTTGGTTTGAAAGCGGGCTTAGCCTTCAATCCTCCAAATTGTTTTTTCGGAGCTTTAGGGGCACTCTGTCTCTCCAATGTAACTCCACCCAATCCAAAATCATCTGAAACATTTACAGTTGATTCGTTATTGTCTATGATAACTTTGTCCATATATATATTACCGTTCACCTTTTTTTAAGTTGATGCATTTTACGCGATATGATTTTATTTATTGATTCAATATTATTATAAAATGTATTGTGGAAAACTTGTCTTATATCCCCATTTAGATTTTGCAGTATAGAGTTATAATTAATCCATTGAATATCAACCTTTTCACAAAACGGTGAATTGTTGCCCAGTGAATTTTTCACAAACTTATAAGATTCTTTAAAGTCATCAGAATATACATTCTTATGTAAAACTTGTACTATATACATATAATACGGATTTTGTAGGTAGCTCTTGCCTAATACATATGGACAATTTTCGATAATGTGTCTTATAGTATTGAAACTCATTATAGTTCCAATCGTTTCTTCATAAAATTCTCTAGATGCCGTTTGCTTTGTATCATTATTATCTGACTCTTCAGATTTACCACCAAAATCACTCCATTTACCGCGCCTATCTTTTCCAAGAAGAAACGAAATCTCTCCATCAAATGATATATGATATAAAAGTATTCCAGCACTATATTCAGTCATCCTATTATTATAATGAAGTTAATCTATAAGTGAAAATGATCTCAATACTCTTCTCGCCGCACTTTGCTCTGCTTTTTTCTTGTTTTTTTCATATCCCTCTCCAAGAACTTTTCCATCGACTGTAATTTGAATAGTAAATATTTTATTATGGTCTGGTCCATTCTCTGTGCGCAAAAAATAAACAGGACTAGATTGGCTTTTAGATTGCATCAACTTCATCAGCATGTCCTTATAATTTGTGTCTTGTACTAAAGAATCATCATTCATATTTTCGTTTACTATATTGACAACAAATTTGGTTGCTGTTTTCAGATCAGAGTCTAAAAAAATAGCTCCTATTAGCGATTCCATAGCATCCTCAAGTATTCTGGGATTAGTGTTCCATTCATTATTCATTGCTTTTGCGTTCATGACAATAAAACTTTGAAGACCTAATTTTGCAGAAATCTTTGAAAGACTTGCTCCACTTACAATTTGTGTCCTAACCCTTGTCAGAAATCCCTCATTTTCGTTGGGGTATTTCTCATAAAGGTACTTTGCAATTATTAAATTCAAGACTGAATCTCCAATAAATTCTAATCGTTCATTCGATGAGCAGCCAGTATCTCTCACAGCAGATTTATGAATAAAAGCATTCTTGAAAATGGCTTGGTCCTTGATATTAAATTCAGGAACATATTTCTGAATGAGCGCTTCAACCATTTACATTTTAAGAATTTATTTCCTTAATTTGTTAATGGAAATTCAGTGGAAACAATTATGGCCGCTATCTTGGTTGCCTCCAGAACACAGCCGCGTATCGTGGTTTATTTATCCGGACACATCACCAGACGAGTACATTTCAAAGAAAAAATCGTATAAACACCAGTCCGTACTAAGAAATTTGGATTCGCTAGATAAGTGCCATTCACCTAAAAAACGGTCAAATTACTGCTTTTGCGAATGATTTAAAAACATACACCCTGTATTACATTAGTATGAATGCCTAGAAATTCAGGTGATAAGAATACATCATTCTACCACTGGGAATTTTCTATATTAAATCCAACGAAATTGAGCGAAAAGATATGGACCAAAAGTTATTTGACTTTACAAGAAATGGCAGACGATATGAAAGAAACATTTTCCCTTTCTCAACTCGAATCGTATGCTCGCGGCTACAGAAAACCTTCCCAAATTATCGATATTCATAGAGTTCAGGATCGTGTTCTATCTCACGATGACAATCCTTTGATTCCGTCAACCGCTCAGGAGATTCTCGGTCCTTATATAAATACATGACACTTGTGATTATTTTATTTTAATATATTAATGTCAACTTTTAACGTAAGAGAATTTATCAAATTGTTTAAAGTAATTAACAAAATAAAATATCCTTTCAACAAGAGAAATATATCTGAAAGACAGAAAGTAGAGTATAATAGATTCATAACTTTGTTAAAGAACATAGTTGATGGAAATGATGAAAAATATAAACAAATTATGAAAAATCTGAGGCATAAACACAGAGAAGCCGAACCATCTGCTGAAAATCGAGCAAAAGCTTTGATTAATCTGAAACGTAGACAATTGGGACTTAAAAGATAGAATAATAACAGATGTAATGGTTTTATGTCCGCGATGCGGCAAGAGTTTAAGCACACATCAAGCATTAGATTATC